TTCTTTATCGGCGACGTGAGGGACAAGGACAGGCTGTTCCGCGCTTGTGCTGGTGTTGATTACATCATCCACGCCGCCGCCCTGAAGCACGTTCCGATATGCGAGTACAATCCCATAGAGGCAATCCGCACAAACACAATAGGGGCCATCAACGTCATTGACGTGGCTATCGACCGTGGCGTGAAGCAAGTCGTCGCGCTGTCCACTGATAAGGCTGTTAATCCGGTTAACCTCTACGGGGCGACAAAGCTTTGTTCGGACAAGCTTTTTATAGCCGGTAATTCCTACTCTCCGCGAGGCGGTACTACATTCAGCGTGGTCAGATATGGAAATGTTGCGAATTCGCGCGGGTCTGTTATACCACTTTTCGAGAAGATGAAGCGCGACGGAGCAACCGAACTACCCGTGACTCATTCCGACATGACTCGGTTTTATATCACGCTCGACCAGGGTGTTGATCTTGTGTTTAAGGCTTTTGCCGACATGCGCGGCGGTGAGATATTTGTTGCCAAGATACCATCGTTCCGCATAGTGGACCTTGTGCGCTCTATGGGATGCAGGCCGAATATAATAGGTATAAGGCCCGGAGAGAAGCTACACGAGATAATGATAACATCCGAGGACGCGCGCAACACCTACGAGTATCAAGAGCACTATATAATTTATCCTGCGTTTGCGTGGTGGACTGAGGACAGATTCCACGACGGCGGGGAGCAAGTTCCCGAGACGTTTACGTATTCGTCAGACAAGAACCAGAAGTGGCTATTCCAGTGAACACATTTTACCGCATACTGCTTGCTTTGTTTACAGCTTTTATGCTGTATGCAGCGCTTAGGATATGTGAGTCGATATGAAGCCCTACGACATAGTAGCCGCTCTGGAGGAGCGCGTGGCCGAGTACGCCGGGGCTCCGTGCGCGGTGGCCGTGGACTCATGCACCAACGCGCTCTTGCTTGCACTACGCCTGCACCTCATGGCGACCACTGAGCGCGAAGTTATTCTACCGGCTTATACCTATGTCGGCGTGGCTTACTCAGTGCTCAACGCGGGAGGGTATTGTGGCTTCACCGATTACGAGTGGTCTGGTGCCTATAGGTTAGGCGAGACTAATATAATTGACTCCGCGAGGCGGTTTCGGCGTGGCATGTACGAGCCCGGAACGATGTACTGCCTGTCCGCGCATTGGGGCAAGCACTTAAAAATCGGGCGCGGTGGATTTATTTTGCTTGACAATGCCGATGACGCTAATATGTTGCGTATTATGAGATTTGACGGGCGCACCGCGGGAGTGCCTCCGGCGCAAGACATGTTCCACCTTCCGGGGCAGCACTGCTACATGTTGCCAGAGGAGGCCGCGCGCGGGCTTATGTTAATGAACTACATGCCCGACGACAATCCAGATTTGCCGTGGGATGAATATCCAGACCTGCGTAAGTTTCCTGTGTTCAAGAGGCTGTATGCGTCTTGACGCGATGAGCCGCGAGAACGCCGAGACAGCGAGGCAGTGGCGTAACCTCGATATAGATATGTACCGGACACCGTTCCCGCTGACAAAAGAGATGCAGGAGGACTTCTATGTTAACACAATTTCAAGTCGTGTTTCGCCTCACCGTTTTTGGGCTGTTTATAGCGATGTGTCTTTTGTTGGCATGGTTGGCCTAGTCAATATATCGCTCGAAAACAGAAGTGCTGAAATATCAGTTGTCATCGATCCCGAAAGGCGCGGCGAGGGAATAGGCAAGCAGGCCGTGAACATGCTTTTATCTGAGGGGTTCAACCGTCTGAATCTTGACAACATTTATGGCGAATGCTATGAGTGCAGCAAGGCAATAGGCTTTTGGCGATCGGTCTGCAAGGAGCGCGGAGTAGTGACTCACAAGTTGCCGCGCAGAAAATACGTAGACGGCGTGTACTGGAATTCGATATACTTCAACTTTACGCGCTCAAATCAGGAGGGAATGTGATTATACTAGACTGTGGTTCGGGTAACACTTGCAGGAACTCAATCGAGTACGCCTGCCGCATGGTAAAGGAGATCGCCGAGATAGGCTCCCGGCAGAACATCATTATCAAGTGGCAGCTCTTTAAACGCGCCGGGGATAATGCTCCGCTGTCTCTTGAAGTCTTTGAGCGGGCCTATCGCTACGCTGCCGCCATGGGCCTGAGAACAACCGCGAGCGTGTTCGACAAAGACAGCCTCGACTTTCTCTTGACCTATGACGTGCCGTTCATTAAGCTTGCCAACAACGGGGCGTCTCAAATACTCGCCGCCGACATACCGGAGGACCGGGCCGTCATCATCAGCACCGACAAACCGACGCTTAAGCCCGGTTCTAACTTCAAGTTCATGTACTGCATATCCGAGTACCCGGCGAAGGCGAAGGACTACATTGACAAGTTCGGCGATAAACTCAAAGACGGACTGAGCGACCACACTGCTGACTTTGAGCTTTTCAAGAAGTACCAGCCGAAAATTTACGAGTGCCACGTCAAACTCGACGACTCAACCGGTCCCGATGCTGGTAAGTTCGCGCGGACGCCGGAGCAGTTGAAGGAGATATTGCTCTGAATCTCTGCATAATACCAGCCCGCGCCGGAAGTAAGCGGATACCCAAGAAGAACACGCGGCCGTTCCTGGGCCGTCCTATAATCGAGTATCCGCTCGACGCCGCGAACTACTCCAACCTATTTCAGCAGATCATCATATCTACCGATGACGAATACATCGCCGAAAATTACTCAGCTTACGTGCCATTTTTACGCAGCCCGGAAGCGGCGACCGATACGGCAACTTTAACAGACGTGGTGCTTGACGTGCTTACCAACTACAACCAGTATGACAAGATTTGCGTCATATTGCCGACGGCGGTATTTACGCAGCCGTTCGATTTGCTTTCAGCTTACAATAAGCTGGAAGATGGCATGGACTCGGTGGTCCCAGTTTGCCCGTATGAGCACCCGATAGAGCGCGCGTTTTACCGTGACGATGGGCTTCTGTACATGCTCAATCCAGATAGCGCGATGACGCGAACTCAGGACTTTATTCCGAAGTACCACGACGCGGGGCAATTCTACTGGCTATCGGTTCCATCCTTTTTGGAACATCGCAGGTTTTTCATGCCGAGCACCTTACCGTATATCATGCGCGCGGTGGATATTGACACTGAATCAGACTGGAAGCGCGCGGAGGCTATCATTGGACACGCTTGATTTTTGGGCCGGTAGTTTCGGTGACGATTACACCGAGCGCAACGTGGGTAGGGTTAACAATAACATCGCCCTCTTCGGCAAGATTTCAGTGTTCATGGATAGGCCGGAATCGGTGATCGAGTTCGGCGCCGGATCGGGTGAGAACATACAGGCTATGGAATATGTCTGGCCAGATGCGCTTTATTCAGCGGTTGAGATCAACGCGAACGCATGCCGCCGTCTGTCAGAGTTAGACCATGTAATTATACAGCACGGGTCCATCTACGACGCTGACCTGCTCCCCGCCGATCTTGTGTTGACCAAGGGGCTGTTAATACACATCCCGCCTGAGCGCATCGAAGAAGCATACGACCAGCTATATAGCCACGCAAAGCGATATATCCTGCTGTGCGAATATTACAATCCAACGCTGGTTGCAGTGCCGTACCGGGGCCACGCGGGTAAGCTATGGAAGCGCGATTTCGCGGGAGAGATGCTTGACAGGTACGGAGATTTGAGGCTGGTGGAATACGGATTTGTTTACCGCCGTGACGGGTTGCCGCAAGACGATATTACATGGTTTTTGTTGGAGAAGTCTTGATATTTTGCCTGCATCAGAAGACCGGGAAAGTATGCCCGATGACTGGCAGGCCGCCGGAGTGGTCGATGAAGTGTAGCGGCTGCCCGAGCTTAATTCAACGATAGGAGACTTATGAGACTTTGCAGTAAATGCGGATTTATTTTAGACACGCGGCCGGGACTACAGGAGCGTGACGGTGTGTGCCTCGCTTGCATCAACAGCGATCGTAAGAAGACGATTGACTTTAAGGCGCGGCAAGAGTGGTTGACGGGCTACATCAAGAAGCGGCGCACTCATCCCGAATACGACTGTGTCATTGCTGTTTCAGGTGGGAAGGATAGCCACATGATCGTGCGCAGGCTTATCGAAAATCACGAAGTCAAAAACCCGTTGCTCGTATCTGTGACGGATGAGTTCACCCATACAAAGGCCGGTAAGCACAATATCGATAACCTGGTTAACCGGTACGATCTGGACCTTATTACGTTCAGGTGCAAGCCTCAGACGTTCAAGCGAGAAACGCTGAAGGACTTTGAGAGTGAGCTTCACCCGCTGAAGTGGATCGAGGAAAAGATTTACAAGGTGCCCGTGGAGATCGCAAATGCTTACGGAATATCTCTGGTATTCTTCGGTGAGAACTCTGCGTTTGAGTATGGAACAAGCGACAATCTGGACATCTGGCATCCGTCTTCGGAGATGGGTAAATGCGAGATAATTTTCATGGGTGCTATTTATCCGTACTCGATTACAGACTCTTTGGAGTGCGCGCGGGAGATCGGCTTTAAAGACCTTGACGACTTCAACGAGTGGCCGCGACAGGGGAGCATCGACCAGTACACTCAGATCGACTCCGTGGCCTACATCATTCAGCTCTGGACCAAGTATGTTAAGTTCGGCTTCCAGAGGGTTTCGGATGTGGCTTGTCGGTTTGTGCGCGAGGGGCTGATGACGCGTGAGCAGGCCATCGATGCCATAGACAAGCACGATTACGTGTGCGATCCAATGGCGAAGTATGACTTCTGCCAGACGATCGGGATCACGGAACAGCGCTTCGACAGCGTGGTCGATAAACACGCAAACAAAGAACTCGTCGCAAAGGATGGGCTTTCATGGCGTCGAAAGTCATAGCTTTTTTCATCATGCGGTTGCAGCTCATGGCTTACATCGTTATCCAGCTCTTAACGCTGGCTTTTACGATCGTGCTTCTGTGTGTGTTTATGTTCCTTCCTCTGTCGGCGCTTGCCCGGTGGTGGGAGACGCAGCAGACCGCGAAAGACATGCCCAAGCCTGATTTGCGGAACGTGAATGTAAATTGACGCAGAGAGAATTAGAGAAGCGCGCTGGCGCAGCAGTGGACCGTGTTTTAACCGACGCGGAGAAGCAGCTCGTCCGCGAGTACCGCGCAGTACTGAAAAGCGTCAAGTCCGACCTTGCCTCGCTCTACGAGAAATACTCCGTAGACGGGAAACTTACCTACGCTGAGATGAGCAAATACAACCGGCTAAAGACGCTTAATACCAACATCGCGGCAGAACTCAACGCGCTAGGGCAGGCCCAAGATAAGACCATAAAGACGCTGGTGGGCGACGCCTATGAGGAGTCATTCTATCGTTACGGCTATTCACTTGACGCCGGGAACGGGCTTGATATCGGCTTCGGGCCTGTCAACCGTGAGACTATCCTGGGCCTGATAAACGAGCCGAACGTATCTGGGTTATCGCTTAAGGAGCAACTCTCAAAGCAGCGATATGACCTATTGATACGCCAGCGTCAGACTATGATTCAAGGCTTCGTCAAGGGCGAGTCTTACGTCAATATCGCAAAATCCTTAACTGACAGCTTCGGGATATCTCTCAACAACGCCATGCGCATATCTCGCACCGAAGGCGCAAGGGCTGCCACCGAAGGACAAGTTTCCGCTTACGACGAAGCCGAGGCGCGTGGGGTTGAAATTGACAGGATATGGGTTGCATCTCTGGATGGTAGGACACGGCCAACGCATGGCGCGCTTGACGGGCAGGTGGCCGACGATGAGGGGCTTTTCCACTCACAGGGCATGAGCGCCGAGGGGCCGGGGATGTGGGGCGATGCATCGATGGACATAAATTGCCGCTGTACAGTGAGGGCCGAGGTCAAGGGGTTCCCGCCGAAGCTTCGCCGATACGATGGCGAGGTAAAGGAATACGTCACCTATGAAGAATGGAAAAAAAATCAGGAATAGAAAAAAAGTTGTTGACGATTATGCAATAGATTAGTATATTGAACAAGCAAGTACAGCAATTAGATGATCAGCTACAACAGCAGCGATTCACCGGGGCCATCATGATCTATTACAATCAAGGCGGGTTCCGGGGCGCAAAACTCATACGTGAGGAGGTCATCGACGTAAAGGTTTTTACCGTGGGGCTTGTACCGCGCTCCACAGAATAAGCGGATTCTTTTTCGCCTGATTTTTCAGATTCGAAAAGGCCCGCACCTCGATCAAGGGGTGTGGGCTTTTTTTATCATATCACCGGACGGGCAAGCACCGAAGCCGGGGCAACAAGAGGTTTTATATGACGCTCGACGACGTAAAAAAGTTTGTAGAAGACAACAAGGACGATGCCGCGCTGAAGGAGTTCATCGGGACGATAGCAACCGTTGACGACAAAGCAATCATCGAAAAGTATAAAGTTTCGGCTGAGTACAAGGACGACGTGAAAAGAGAAGGCGACCGTCGCGCGACGGGGGCTGTCGAAAAGTTCATGAAGGACACGATGCCGAAACATTTAGAGGACGAGATTAAAAAGCGCTATCCAGAAGAGACAGCACTGGAACGAGAAGTGCGAGAGCTAAAAGCTGAAAATGCAGCCACGAAAGCAGAACGCAAACGCGAGGAGCTTCGGAACAAGGCCGTCAAAATGCTCAATGACAAGAAGATTGGGATTGAGTTTATGGATTTCATCCAGGCCGCCGATGAGGACGAACTCAAGAATCGCGTGGAGCAGTTCCATGAACTGTTTAGCAAGAGCATCGTTTCCGCTGTCGATGAGAAGCTCAAAACGCACGGAGTTAACCCTCCGACAAGTCCGTCCTCGCCTCCGGCGGGTAAGATCACCAGCCGGGAACAGCTTAAAGGCATGTCCTCGGAAGACATCATCAAGGCCCGCAACGAGGGGCGTATTGATATTCCGGGGCTTACCCTATCTCCAACCAAGTAACAAGGAGGACTTAAATGTCCGTTAACAATTTCATACCGGAAATATGGTCTGCGACGGTCCTTGACACGCTGAAGAAGAACATGGTTTTCGGTAATATCGCCAACAGGGATTACGAGGGCGAAATCAGCGGGGCAGGCGATACTGTACGAATCAACGAGATCGGCGACATCACCATCAACGACTACACCAAGAACTCGACCACCGCGATTACCGTCCAATATCTTACCGACGCGCAGCAGATTCTTACGATAGACCAACAGAAGTATTTCGCGTTTTCGATGGACGACGTTGACAAAGCGCAGGTTAGGCCGAAGCTCATGGAAAAAGCTATGGAGCGGGCTGCTTACAATCTTGCCGACAACACCGACACCAACCTTGCCACGTACCTTTCTACAACTGGTAACTTTTTCGTCGGCGCGAACTCTACCGAACTCGGCTCGACCGTTACCGCTCTTTCTGCGGCTTCAACTGCGGTGATTACCGCTCTCGGTTGGTACGCTCGTATCATGGACCAGAACAACGTTCCGCAGCAGGGCCGCTTTATCGTTGTCCCGCCTGCGATACTTCAGCAGATGGTTATTGCGCGTATCGTTCAGGATACCAATAACAGCAACTTCCTCGCGTCCGGGACTCAGGCCGTCGGAAATTTCTACGGCTTTAACATCTACGTATCAAACAACTGTTACGGAGTTAACTCCTCGCAGTGGCACGTCATTGCCGGTCACTCAATGGGATTCTCTTACGCCGAGCAGATCACCGAAACAGAAGCCTACCGCAACCCGAGCGCCTTTGGCGACGTGGTGCGCGGACTTCTCGTTTACGGTAGAAAAGTAACCCGCCCAGCTTGTATAGTTAAGGGCGTGTTGACTTCGAGCTAAGGAGGAATAACAATGGGTTCGACTTCTCAGAGCGCAGCGGCTACCAAAAGTACCTTCACAGGGTATGCGGGATCGATAATCGAAACGCTGACGGCGGTCACGTCGTCTGGTGTATACTTCAACGTGGGTGATGCATCCAAGATACTCATCCGCGTGACTAATGCAAGCTCTTCGGACAATGGTTCAGTGTTTGTAGAGCCTGGCGCACGGTGGGCCGCCTCGCGGGGGCTCGCTCCGTCTACTGCCGCGACTGTATACAGCACGGCAACCGCTCCGATTGCGGTATCTGTGGCTATGACCGATCAGACCGCGAGTTCGGCGGTTCTCTCCACGGGCATATCTGTTTATGTCGGTCCGTTCGAGTCTGGAACAGTTAAGAGTTCAGATGAGAAAATTTATGTCGTGGCGTCAACGCTGAGTACCAAAATGTACGTCGGCGTTATCGTTCTCGACGGCGGCTCGACTCAGTAGCGTATTACCGGCGGGATGAAATATGCCCGCCGTTTACTAAATTTTGGGGGATTTATGCGGGATAAGATTTCAAGTGGTAACATCGATTTGGTTGAGCACGAGCCGGTGCTTGAAAATAGGCAGCCCGATAGGGCCAAGAAACGCAAAAAGGTTGCGCTGCTCGGGACTGTCCCGCATAAACTTCTCGCTCCATTCGGGGACCCGGAGTTTGAGATTTGGGCGATAGCTCACGCCTGCCTCGGTGATCCATTGCCGAGAGTTGATAGGATATTTGAAATTCATAAATGGGATGAGGTTGTCAAGTGGGGATCGCTCGGCGCGTTTGAGATGTGGCCGGCCGCTCCGAAGTATTTGATCGAGGCTCGTCCCGATGTACTGAATTCTGTCGCGTTCCCGTTTGATGCTCTTGCGGAGAAGTTCAACATATTCGACGACCGCAAAGAGCCGTTGATGACCAACTCTATAAGCTGGATGATGGCGCTTGCCATGGATGAGGGATTCGAGGAGATTCGCATCTATGGCGTTAATATGTCGCATCACTGTGTCGCCCCTGAGACGATGGTTCTCATGAATGACCTGTCGTATAAACAGGCCGGGGACATAATCGTAGACGACGAGATTGTCGCGTTTGATGAATATCACGCGGACAAGGGCAACGAAAGAAAATTCAGGAGCGCGACGGTCGAGATGGCCACGCGTTTAAAAGAGCCATGTTACAAGCTAACCTTTGAGGATGGAACGGAGATAATATCTTCCGCGAAGCATCGGTGGTTGGTGGGGTGTGAAAAACTATACTGGCTTGAGACTGAGAAGCTGATTGCGAAGGG